AACTAACAACTTCTTCATACTAACTCCTTATAGTAATAAAATGATAGTTTAATTTCTGAGGATAAACTATCAAAAACCCTGTAAATACAAACTTAAAAGTTTGCGTTTACTAAATACATTATATATCTTGGAGGATAATAATGCAATACTTTTTATACGTCTGGTACGACAGATACCGAAAAATGTTCTATGTTGGTATGCATGAAGGTAACATAACCGATGGTTATATATCTTCATCACGTTGGTTCAATGGAGAACACCAATACAGACCTAACGACTTCAAACGTAAAATAATCAAAACCTTTAATGATAGGAAGACAGCCAGAAAAGAGGAGGCTAGAATTCTTCGTATGATTAAAGAATCTGAGTTTGGTAAAAAATACTACAATCTCAAAAACGGTAGAAAACCAGGAACACCAGCTTTCAATAAAGGTATACCTTTAACAGATGAACACAAAAAGAAATTATCTTTAGCTAAAAAAGGCAAACCATCTCCACATAAAGGCAAAAAATTTCCAAAATTAAAAGGTTCAAATAATGGTATGTCTAAACCACAATCTAAACACAAATTATCAATGCGAGTAACAGGCAGGAAAATGTTAACAAGACCTGATGGTACTAGATTTTGGACATATCCAAATACAGATTGTTTGGTTAATAAGGAACAATCTGCAAATCCCCATTCGTCTTAACCGTTTAGGCGGCTAGAGCGAAGCGGCTATCATTAGCTGCGTTTACTTTGATTTAGTGTTTACGTCTTCTCTGACGATTCTCCAGTTTTCTACTTGTTGCCCTGTCGAAACCATGGCATCCCCATCAAAAGCATACTATCTCTACTTAAAGTTTATCAGCAAGCCGACTCACAGTATGCTTTTGGTGGAGATGGGGGGAGTCGAACCCCCGTCCAGAACACTTTTCAATTACCTTCACCGAATTACTGAATCGCAAAAGTCTTTTTATGTTTCAATGACTTTAGCGTAATCTTACGATACAAACGCTTGGCCTTTCTCATATTCTTTTTGAGAATGGCAAGATAGTATCGTTTAATTAGTTTTTTCGTTTTCATGTTTATATTATAACACAATTAGGTCAAATGTCAATCATCTTTTGCATTTGCACCACATTTTGCCTTCTTAGCTGCTGTAAGTTTACCATAATCAACTGGCCATTCTTGACCAACTGGCAACTCTTTAGCACCTGGAGGGAAAGCAAACTTAACACCTGCTGATTGTTCGATTGTACCTGCACCAACACGGAACTTTGTCAAATCATTACCTAGATTTGGATATGGTGCAACATGAGGGAATGACCATGCAGCTACTTCGTTTGTTTGATTGTTGATTACAATTTTATAAAATGCATGAGGTACAACTACACCTGCACCAATTTTCTTGTCTGTATTATCATAGATAGCACCGACATAAACTGTATATGTCTGGTTTCTTTGAACGGACCATCCTCTTACAGAGGTCTCTAATAGTTTCCATATGCCACGGTTCAAAGATCCAGCTTGCGGTGCCATATTGGTCATCAAAAAACTTTCATACTCTACTTGTGGGTCCCAAGATAAATCGCCATCAGGTGACTGGTGACCTTTATCGTAACCTGTACCTGCATAATCTTGCGGTGTTGGGCCGTTTTGAATTGATTGGTCAGCAGCAAATGCATTTGTTCTTGCTACACAACCTAGTGCATGGTCTGGTGTTAATTCATATGTAACGAATTTAGGAATCTTTGCAGCAGCATCGTAACCTACTAAGTATGCTTGACGGCAAATTGGTGCAACACCGTTAGTTGCTGGAAATCCATATGGTGCGTGTACTGCACAGTTTTGAATTGGTTCAGGCTGACGTTGTGTCCATGCAAAACTATTAATGCTAACAAGCATCAATAGAGAGATGAGAATCTTTTTCATTTATTATCCTTATAGTATTGAATCGCTTCGACCAAACCTTGTATATGGTCAGCGGTCTTTTCTTTAAATATCAAAGGCTTTGAATCTTCTACTGCCATTATAATGACCAAATCATTGATAGGTGTGCCAATCAATTCTTCGTACATAAGAGCATAAGCCGTTGTCTGCCAAAAATAATCTAATATGTCATCACGGTTCTTAACCCGTTTAGATGTTTTAAAGTCAATGACTGATAATACACCTTCATATTCACCTATACAATCAACACGACCAGCAAGGCCTAATTGTGTTGACCATAGAGCCTGTTCCTGATAATGTATATTATTTATAAGGTCGAGATGTGGTTTGATAGATTTGAACATCTCATGTGCATCTGGCATAGCACCATTAAAGTATTTTGGATCATTATTTAAATACTTTTCACATAGACTGTGTACATTAGTACCACGACCAGATGCCTTTTTAGCAATTTTGTTTGCTTCTTCGTGACCAACCCTATTACGCCACTCCATGATGGCCTGTTTCTTCATTGCACCTAAAACTGTTGTTACTGATGGCAATTTCTCGCCTGTAACTGGTATAGTATAATATCTTTTACCGTCAGGAAATGTTTCTGATTTTAGGTCTTGGAGTTGTTTTGGTGGGCAGTATGTGAACATGGTTCGTTATCTTCAAATCTAATTTTGGCCAAAATATATTCTTTCACTAAACTAGAACGCACGATATCATCTGCCGTAAATTCAATCTTAGTAAAAGAACTCATATGCATAGCGATATCAAAAAACTTTAATATACCGCTCATGTCATTCTTCTTCTTATTTAAGTCTGTCTGCCTGTAATCACCGCACCAAATAATTTTTGAGCGATAACCAACACGAGTCATAACTGTATCAATTTCTTCAAATGTTAGATTCTGCATCTCATCAACAATAATGATAGCATCATCAAATGACATACCACGAATGAATGATGTTGAAATGAACTTTACAAAACCTTGTTCTTCTAATCTTTGATACGCATCTTTTCTACCAAACAATGTCTCACATATTTGGACATAAGGTTGTTGATAGATTTCCATTTTTTCGTTCACATCGCCGGGTAAATGTCCCATCTCTCTCGACTGAACTGCTGACCTTACGATAATAATCTTATCAAAAGGATTTGATTTATCTAATACTTCTTCTAGTGCTTTATACATTGCACAAAATGTTTTACCTGTGCCTGCTACGCCATGTAGTGCAACAAAGTAATCACCTTGTTTGTATGCATTAAAAAACTTCTTTTGATTATCTGTTAAAGGTTCAAAAGTTTTTAAATCATCAATTCTTATCTTTAATGCATTGTTTGGTTTTGGTGCCTCTTTAAACTCCTGTGATTGAGTTGAATCGACTAATACTGGCTTTCTTTTGTTTGTTGCCATTAAAACTCCTTAGATTGTTTTTATTATTAGAAAGTGCAGGAGTTTTTTCCGCTACAGGCTTTTTTTCATGTACACCTCTTTTCGGTAATAGTAGAGCAGGAATTTGCATTTTAATTTGGAACTAAGGCGCTTCTGTAACAATTACAGTTAGCGTCTAGAATGGCTTCCCAATGATAGCCATATGGTGCTTGTGGTGGTACAACTTGTGGTGGTTGATAGATTGGTTGTGGTTGAACTACAACAACTTCAGGTCGTCTAGGTTGTGCCAATTCATAACCGATTACACCGCCAATTACAGAAGGTACGACCCAACCAAAACCTGGACGATACACATAGTGACCGCCACCATGATGCCATCCTTCAGCATGAGATGCAATACATGAACCCATACCGGCACAAAGAATTAAAGTATATAATAGTTTTTTCATCACCACTCCCTAGGTAGTTTAGTTTTATGACCAGACATAGTATTTCCAGGAATTGTTTCCTTCATACGTTGAATTACGCCACGCTCAAAAGCGGCATGAGGTTGTCCAATACCTGGTACATTCATTCTTGCTCCGTCACCAAATACGGGAAGATTTTCTGCTGTGAAAAATCTGGTGAGGTTAGGATTTTGTTCTTTGAATTCATCAAGCTTAGTATAAGACATAATATGTTCTTCTACTTGACCTGTTTCACTATTCATAAATTGATAAGTTGGCATCAGTAAGTCAATCCTAGTTCTTCGTTGATATCATGTAATTTTTGCATGGCCATTTCTGATAGCCATTTAGGTCTATCTCTACTATTTAGTTTTCCTTTCCATGACCAAAGGTGTTTCTTGTTGGTGAAATAGTAGTTGTGATATGATTGAATAGAATTGCCAGGAACTTTAACATCATCAGGCATTGCTGGTGTTGGTTCAGTAAAAGGTGTATGAGCAGGAATTTTCATTGGTGGATACATCAACTCATCAACAAGACCACTTGATTGAGTTTTGTGGACTTTACCGTAACGATAGGTGTATTCTGTACACAAAGCGTCTAAGAGTTTCCATAACCAGACATAATTTGCATAAGACTGTCTAGACCATATTGCTGAAGGATGATTGAGATGAGTAGCAACATAGAGCTTAGACTCACGGTCGTCAGGAAGAACATATCGAGTTTGTTTTCGACCAGACTCAGAGAGGCCAGTAGACAAAGTGCCATCAAGAACACGGTGAGCAGTAGAAAGAAGTTGAGCATATTCAAGTATCATTTTTACCACGTGCTTGTCACAATGCATTTGAGCACAAATACGTGGGTCGTTGTCAAGGTAAAATATATTCATAGTGTAACCATTATAACATAA